ATAGATATATTTGAAGATTATTTTTACCAGTACAACACCTGGATAAATAAGATGAACAATAGACAGTCTGGGACTGGATATGCGGACATGATTAAACTTATTGAGGAGGTTATAGACAACCTTTCCTCAACATCTACACTTGTTTATGATACAGATAAGTTTGAACTACCTTCAGACTACTACTACGTTAATACAATAAGGTACAACTCAAAGGAGATAGACAGGGTGTCTCATGATAAGATATTGAATCTACTTTCATCTAATCTAACTTCACCGTCTATACTTTATCCAGCATACACTCAAGAGGGAGACTCTGTTACAGTGTATCCAGATACAATTATAGCTAATGTTAAGGCTCAGTACATAAGGGTTCCAAAGGATCCAAAGTGGACATACATAATGGTGAACGGGTCTCCAGTGTTCAATCAGAACAGTGACTACCAAGACTTCGAGCTTCCTCTTACGGACGAGCCGTTATTGGTTGCTAAGATACTAAAGTACGCTGGACTATCCATAAGAGAGGCAGATGTCTATCAGTTTGGAAATGTTGAGCAGACTAATAATAAACAAACACAAGGATAATAATGGCATACTTAACTGGATATCAGTACTATGAAAATTCTGGAGGTAATCCAGAGGACGAGAACTGGGGCTCTTATCAGTACCTATCACTTGAAGATATCGTGAACAACTTTATGTTGATGTATGTTGGAAACGACAAGTTAATAAACAACGTGTCAAGATACAACGTGCTGTTCCATGCGAAGAGAGGAATCCAGGAGATAAACTATGACGCACTTAAAGAGATAAAGGTTCTTGAGATAAGTATATGTGACGACCTTAAGTTTGTTCTTCCAAATAACTACGTTAACTACGTAAGAATATCACTATACAAGGACGGAGTACTTCGTCCACTTACAGAGAATATACAGACAAACTACAGTAACAGTTACCTACAGGACAACAACTGTAGAGTTCTGTTCGATCAGGACGGGAACGTACTTGAGGGTACGTCTATTATGGACAACGACAGGATAACTAACCAGCAGATGACTATGTACCCTGGATCTGGACCGTTCAGCGGAAGAGAGGGGTTCAACTACAACGGTATGTGGTACTTCGACTACCCTATTGGTTCTAGATTTGGACTTAACACAGAGACAGCAAACATTAACCCTACATACAGAATAGACAAGCAGTCTGGAGTTATTAACTTTGGATCTGGTATGGCTGGAGAGTTGTGTATACTTGAGTATGTTTCAGATGGTATGGAGAACGGTGACGACTCTAGCGTAAGTGTAAACAAGATGGCAGAGGAGTTCATGTACGCATACATTAAGTACCAGATACTTAACTCTAAGTTCGGTGTTCAGGAGTACGTTGTACAGAGAGCAAAGAAGGAGAAGACCGCTATACTAAGGAACACTAGAATAAGACTAGGAAACATTCACCCAGGAAGACTTCTCATGAACATGAGAGGCAAAGATAAATGGATTAAATAGTTATGGCAGAGGCACTAAACACAGCTGAGGCATTATTCTACGCTGGAAGAATGAACAAGGACCTTGACGAGAGATTCATAAAGGACGGCGAGTACATAGATGCACTAAACATAAGAATAGGATCCACAGAGCTAGGTGCTGCAACAAATTCCGATCTTGGGAGTATTGGTGCTATAGAGAACTCAAAGGGAAACACGTTACTTACTAATATAAAGTATGCGAGCACTGACAAGAAGTGTATTGGAGCTTTTGAGGACGGAACCAATGAGACCATATACTGGTTTGTTGCGTCTACAGATGCTGACCTTGTCATGTCGTATAATGTGAACACTAAACTTACAGTTTACCACCTAGTAGGAGATCTAAATTTCAATAGCGAATATCTTATAAATGGCATAAATAAGATTGACGACTTATTATTTTGGACGGATAACTTAAATCCACCAAGAAGAATAAACGTAAAAAAGTCTTATGTAAACTTTGATGAGAGTGACATATCTGTCATAGTTGCACCTCCAATGAGTGCACCTGTAGTTTCATTGTATAACTCTTCAGGTGAGGAGAACTATATTTTAGATAAGTTCTTGTCTTTTTCTTATAGGTACAAGTACGATAACGGGGAGTACAGTGCACTGTCTCAGTTTGCAGACATAGCATTTGAGCCAGGAGAGTTTCAGTTAGACTACACTAGTTTTGAAAACATAGGCATGACAAACTCCTTTAATTCTGTAAAAATAAATTTTAATACAGGACCAAGACAGGTTGTTGGAATTGACGTGTGCTTTAAGGCTTCAGACTCAAACATAATAAATGTTGTAGAGAAGTTTGATAAATATAAAGAGGGATGGTCTGATAACGACCCAACTCAGTATCTTGTATTTACAAATAGAAAGATATACACTACGCTTCTAGAGAGTGAACTACTTAGACTGTACGATAACGTACCAAGAACTGCAAAGGCACAGACATCTATCGGTAACAGGATAATGTACGCCAACTATGTGGACGGATATGACGTAGGACAAGTAGACTACACATTAGAGGTTATAAGTAAAAGTCAAGAGGATACAACGGTTCCAGTTCAATTTTTTAGTGGAATACCGTATACAATAGATCCTGCTATTTCAAAGACCATAGTTGATTCAAAAATAGAGATAGACCTTGCTGATTATAAATTAAGCAAAGGCTATGTGTTAGGTATAAATTTTAATCTTATACACAACTCATACTCTGGAGATGTAAACTTTGATACACCAACTTCTCCAGGACCTGGAGCCTCAAATAATTTTTCGTATGAGTTTTCTTTTTTATTAGAGAAAGATTACGCATCTGTATTTGAATTAGCTAATAGTCAGGAGTTTATAGACGCTGTGTCTACACACAAACCATACGCTTTAGCAACTACAGGAAGTTCTCTTACAGATATATTCAACAAGGATAAGGTTCCAAAACAACCCGATGGTACATATGGAATATGGAACGATATAGATAGTGGAATAACCTCTATAGATGGATATTTCTTAATAAGCGCATCTTCAGGAAGCAGTATACTTGGTATACAGTGCCCTGCTGTTAAGTTTAGTACAGAATATCTACCAGATTCTGGAACTTTCTTATATGCGTATCAGTACTTTAATAACGCATCAACAGATGTTTATTTTAGTGAACTAGGAGCTAAGAAGAGTCTACATAGTAACAGAGATTACGAGGTGGCTATAGTTTATATGGACGAGTACCTAAGGAGTTCTACAGCACTTGTAGATACTGAAAATACTGTGTTTGTAGATCCTGAGTACTCAGGAAGCTCGAATCATATTAGGGTAACCCTACAGAGCTTACCTCCAGTTTGGGCTACAAAATATAAATTTGTACTTAAACAGTCTGTATCTTCTTACGAGACAATATATACTAACCTATTCTTTAAAGATATAAACAACACTTGGTTTAAATTAGAGGGTGAGAATAGACAGAAGGTATCTGAGAATCAAACACTTATAGTAAAAAAAGATACAGAGGGAATTATTCCTAACTTGGTAGAGACTACTGTTCTAGAGCTAGTTTCTCAGCCAGAAAAATTTATATCTGGAAATAAAAATGAAAATGATGAAGATATAATAGAGCCAGCAGGTCTGTACATGAGACTTAGGCCATCTAACTTTACAGCAGAGTATGATCCTGACTCATTTAGATATAATGGTTCTGTTACTGAAAGTAGTTGGGCTAATTATTACTTTGACGAGTTAAATCCAGAATTTAATCCAGATGCTATTATTGATGAAAATAATAGACAGTACAGACCTTTTGCTATTCCAGAAGGTTCTCAGATAACATTTACAGTAGGTATATATAGAAGAAAAAGAGGACCAAAATGTAGTTCTTATTCTTATAACTACAGTAAAAAATTCGTGTCAGGAGATAACTACGATAATATGTTTGAATGGTTTGTTGCTGAAGGACCTAACTTAAACGATGGAGTACAAGGAGGCGAAGAGGCTCCTATTAGCCCACCTGCTACTACAACAACTACTTTTAAAGATTATAACGTAGCAATGGGACCTCTTTATGGAGAGTTCGTTAATAATTTTTTCTTTCAAGCTGAAAATGCAGCTGCTGGAGCTTCTTCTATAAATAAATATGGGAAAGATTATGAGCAGGGAAGACTTAGGTTTGTAGGAACGTCAGGATATCCTAATTGTGGATCTACACGTTCTAGGGTTACATTAGATATAAGAATAGAGACTGGATCTGGAATGCTTATATTTGAGACTAGAGCTGAACCTTCAAATGGTGAGATATATTTTGAGAACAGTCAGAGCTTTGATATCAATAATGTTGGGGGATCTTTATACCACAACGGAAACTTTCAAAATCAGACTGGAACACAGCCTGCTATAATAGACCTAGACTTCTTCAACTGCTTCTCGTTTGGTAACGGTGCAGAGAGTTATAAGATAAACGACGCACTAACAGGAGCTCCGTTCTACTTGGGTAGCAGGGTTACAGCTGTCTCACAGGAGGACTTCAAGGAGGCT